AATAATCATAAAACAAGTAAAAGACAAGAGTTAATTAAAAAAAAATATTTATATAAGAAATGAATAAAATTGATTTTTAATATATTTATAGTTATATTTGTAATATAAATCAAAATAAAAACAGAATTACTATGATTATTAAAAATGACAAACCTCACGTATTTGTAGAAGCAGAGGAGTATAACCTCTTGAAAGAATTGAAAAAAGTCCATAACACATTTCATTTTAAGATGAGAGATTTCTTAAAATCAAAAAATCTTTTAGATGAATTTTATGATTATTTCCAAGATGGAGATGAATTGGATAAAAAATATTTTGATTTAATTGAAAATAATAAACACTTACTATCTAACAAAAAATAACTATGGCAACAAAAGACACAGACACCCAAAGACAAATTATCCGTCAATCACAAATTAAGTTTTGCTTGGACTACTACAATAGTTGTAATATTTGTCCTACCTTGACTGACATCATCAAGACAACCACTATGTTGGAGGATTACATCATAAATGGATACTCAAAAGAAATGGTGTCAAAATTTGATAAATTGGATGAATTTATTTCTAATGAATATGGGACAAGAAAATAAAACATCACAGACACCCTCTAATTTAAGGCAGGATGAATTATTTTTCTATTCCCTACCACTTTTCTACCAAGATAAAAAAAGTGTCTTAAATCAACTTAAAATGATTGAAGACGATAAACATAGATTAAACACAAAAGTAAAATGATTGGAGCATCAAAATTAAATGAGAAAGATGTTGAGGTAATCAAATATCTCTTTGACAGAACAGATTTGAGAGATGGTGAGATTGCTGAAATATTTGATGTGTCACGAGTACATATCAACCGTATAAGACACGGTATAAGATGGAATGAGAATAAGAAATCCTTTAGGATGAAATCACCTCAACCTAATTGGTGGAATGACTATATTGAGGAGTATATCACCAGAAAGATAGAACAGATGATAATTGAAAACTTGGGGGATGAATAATTCCCCAAATTTTTTTTTAATAATGTTTGGTGGTGTCAAGTATTCGCTGTATGTTTGTGGAACAATAAACGACATACACTATGAAAAAGATAAATTTGATTGACAGCACCCCCAAGAGTGAAACCTACAAAAAGTTTAGAAACTCATTTGATGGTATTGATAATGGTAAATGTTTGTACCGTTCCATTATCAACCAAGAAGAAAGTGGTAGGGATATAAACTTTGGTATGGTTGTAGTAAAAAACAAATACAACAAACATGCTTCTACCTTAAACTATATGGGCTGGTGTATTCCTTATGATTATCACGTATGGAATGAAGACGATGACAACATCTATGATTGTTTTCAAGCGTTTAGAGAGCATGACATTTTCTTACCTGAAAATCCTAACACTATCACAATTGACTGGTCTGATAAAAAAATCAAAACCTTATACCAACTCCAAGTTGCTCTTAAAAAATTTATCAAGAGTATGAGAAACAGCAAAGCAGATGTCATCTATATTTGTGGTATGGCTGAAGAATGTGTAAAAGAAATCATCATTTCTTGGGATAATTTTGAGGATATAATTCAACAAGGTTGTAATACTATCCACAAGGTGACTGGTGATACTATGAATAATGTTGTAGAATATGTTTAATAATTAAAAATTATGTTAATAAAAAGTTATTTGATTGATTTTGATAATGTAAAACAACATTATCAAGAATTAAAAGAACACTATAGTGATTTTCCAAACCCTTATGACAATACCGCTCTTGGTATGGAATTACATTATACTGATTTACAGATAATGGATTATCAAAATTATCTCAAGGGACTTGGTGATAAAGTAATCAATTTCTATAAAACTTTTAAGATAAACAGAGGAGAATGCTGGAGGACTTGCTGGTTTTTTTGTTTCAATACTGATAAAGAAAGATTTGAGATGGTTGAGGGTTATTATGATAATATCAAATCCTTGTATCATTTTATGGTAATTGATACACATACTGGTAGATTGATTGACCCACACTTTGATTTGGACGGGGTTAGGGTAAATAATTTTACCATAACTAAACAGATGGATATTTGGACTTACCAAGATGAGTGTGAAAAAATAGAACAAGAAAAAAAGAAAAAGAAAAAAGAAGATGAAAAAAAATTTCAAGAAGCGTTAAAAATTCTAAAAAAACTTTTGGCAGAGAAAAACTTTTAATCTATATTTGTGAAACAATTATGAAAAACAACACTATGGAAAACGAAAAATATCAATACGAAATTATCCCTATGAGCGATGTAAAATGTTTTACTGACTTTGGTAGGTATAATACTTTATGTAAAGAAAGAACACTCTACAAAGATTTATCTTATTTGGTTTGTAATCTTAAAGGTGATGACTACAACACTTACTTTGAGATGTGGGACGAACAGGGATTTATTGGAAACTATTCTATCCCCAATACAGAAAATGGAAAATATATTGTATCAAAATATTTTCAAGAAAGTTTGGCAGTATAAAATATCCTCCGTATATTTGTGAAACAATTAAAGAAATAAACACTATGACTGACATTCAATTCACCACCGACTTTATCCGTAAAAGTGAAATTATCAAAGATGGTAAAATTCATATCGCTGATAATATTATTCCTCGTATCAAACATTCAGGTATGATGAAAGTGGCTAAAGCCCTTAAAAAATATAAAATTTTGTCTTTCTTTAACAAAGAAAGTAATAATGTTGTATTCGTAAAAGAAAACAACCCTAATATTAGTGTAGTAAAAGAAAAAGGACATATCTTTGGTTATTACAAAAAGGGAGACAATATTGTAATTTTAACCCCAACCCAACTTTATTAAAATAAATTTGGCAGAGTAAAATATCCTTCGTATATTTGTGAAACAATTATGAAAAACGAAACTATGGAAACAATAACAATCACAGACATCGCATTCACTTACTTATGGGATGATAAGTATTTTAGACATTACAATCTTGAAAACAATTTGACTGAAGAAGAAATTGATGAAAGATGTGAAGAATTAAAATCTTTAACAACATTAGAGGTTGATTTGGGAGATTATGGATTTGATGGTGACGAAGATGATATTGATGATTTTTTAATAAATGTTATTGAAGAAGAAACTGGTGAATATTTTTCAACTTTTTCTTGGGAGATTAAAAAATAACCAGTATATTTGTGAAACAATTAAAGAAACAGAAACTATGGAAAACATCACTTACATCAAAGACAACTACAAAAGGTCTACTATTGTTCGCTTACAAGAAATCTTTGGATATTCTAACGAGCAAGAAATCAATCAAGACAAACACCTGACTGACACTCTTGTATTCTTAAAAGAACAAGGTTTGGAGGTACAAGATGCTTTGTTCTCTTGTTTGACATCTGTAAAAGAATACCATAAAACCAAATAATTATGAAATACGAGAGACAATTTAATGTGAAATTTACATACGATGAGATTGTAGAGGAATTTGGATTTGATTTACCCTTAAATGAGTGGGGCATGTTCTGTGAATGTTTTAGTGAATACTTCAGGTCTGAATATGCCAACACTATTGAGTGGATGAAAGAGGAATGGGATGAATTAAAAGAGGACTATATAGATGATGACGAATAAAGACATTACAGACACTTTTGATGATATGGTGATACACCTATCCCAAAAAGAGATAAAAGTCCTTCTAACCCTGTTAAATGATTGTTCTAGCGATGATTGTGATGCCATATTCACCAAACTCAAAAACAAATTTGAGGAAAAAACCATAGATGTCTTTGATGACATAAATGGTATTTGGAATATGTTTTAATTTTTTGTATATTTGTTCTATGAAACAAGATGGAATTTACATACCCGCTCAAGATGGAGGACAAGGTTGTTCTGTATATAGACAAATTGACAAGTCATTCCGTGTGGTGAAATACCACAGGGACAATCGTGGGATGGTTTGGAAAATGGATACAGAAGAATATACCTACATTTACTACCAAGTATATTGGGGAGATGTAGATAATCGTAAAATGAAAGTGTTTAGAAGTGAGGAAAAACTAATCTTGTTTGTTAAAAACCTTACCAAACACGACCTACCCCTCTCTCATAAATTCCTCCATCCAGTCCTCTAAAATAAGTGTAGTCAGGCATGATGATAGGGGCTGTATAACCCTTACCTCTACCAGCGACAACACCACCATCAGGCCTGCTTTCAGTATATTCAGGATATGGTGATGGATTATCACAAAGGTATTGTCTCAATCTAGCACCATAAAACTCTGCGATATTCTTGGCGTTGTTTTTTAACAACTTATATGTTCCAATATCAACAGCAGAGGATTGTTCTGTAAATGGAGATTGTAAACCAACATTCATAAACTTGATAAGGAAATTATCCATAGCAAAGTAGTATGCTTGATTGGTTAAAAAGGGTTGGATATAATCCACAAGTAATGATTTATATGCGGCATTACCTGCTTGATTGATTGTACCAGCATCTACCAAATCTTGTATTTTATTGTTTAACGCTGTTCCAATCGCTTCAGTTAGGGAAATATCCTGACTGATAAGAATGGCACTTCTCAATTCAGCGTCATCTACATTTTTTGATATAGCCGTGTTTGTCTTTAATCGTTCAGTTGAAATCAATAATACCTTACTCATTTTAATAATTCATTACTTTGTCTTGTACTTTAATAGTCATATCACCTTGTGGGTTTAACAGGTCTACAACAGGTTGTAATTGACTAATTACGGTGTGTTGGATAGGTTGTATGGTTGTCTTGAGAAAGTGGTTAGAAGCAACTGCCAATTCATCAGCATTCGCACTAAATCCTGCCGCTCCTGGCAATCCCACCAACAATCCACTTGACACTTTATTACCAGCCAATATTGTTCTTTGGTTTAACTCATACATCTCTGTATAATATCCATCGTGAGTAGATGTTGATAATTGTGTGATTTCAGGTTTCTCCTCATTTCCTTGTGAGAATGACACCATAATTCTACCACCATTTTCTGCTCCAACAAATCTGCTCTCAATCTTGTTTAAAATGGCATTTTGTTCCTCTTGTGATATTTCAGTACCTGTTGGGAAATTCACCCATAACCCCGCCAAACCGTTTCTACTGATGTTTGACAAGTGGAATAACCCTATTTGATGGTCTAGCCTGATATTGTTTAATACAGACATATAATATGGGGGAGAGTAGTATTCTGTTCCTGGTTGTCCGTTGTGTATCCACAGAATTTGTCTACTCTCATAATTTAAGGGGTCAAGATTGGTATACTTGATTAAACCTGACTGACGATTTCTATTCCAATCAGGTGAGTAGTAATAATACAAACTCTCATCATCATAACTTTCTCTTTTACCCATTCTCAATTTTTGTGCTGGAATATGGTATAAACCAGCAATACCTTGTGTTCTATCTTTTTTCCAAATAACCTCAACCGCTGCGTTTCCTAAAATGTTGATGTCTTGATAAATTAACGGCAATATTTGAGATATGGTTTGTGTTTTGTTTACCTTGAAATCATTTTCAGGGAGAATACTACCCGAACAATAGTCAATACGAGATTGAATACAAGCCGCATGTGTGGCACTTAAATTTAATGTTTCTAATAATAAATCAGGGAATGTATTTTCTGCTCCCCAATATACATACGGTTTTGAGGAATATACTTTTTCCTCCATTCTTTTAATACTATCTATTTCACCAAAGGCGACATTTTCTACTTTCATCATTCGTATACTTTCATATAATAATTATCATTATCATAGACTGGCATTTCAGTTGTTGATTTATTCACATACATCATACCTTCATCAACCACGTCCGTTGATAATAATGGGTTTAAGTTTGTTGGACTATTTTGTTGGTAAATCTTGTAATAATATTCCCCTTCAGTCAACCAAACATTTGTGGTAAATCCACTTGTATTTCCTGTTAAAGATTGTGGAATATTAAAATCTATCTTACACTCAAATTCATCATATCTTGGGGGATATGTTGTATTCACAGGGTGATGATAAGGGATAAACCTAAATTTCTCCTCACTATATTTGTTATAGCAAGAAAATAGGTAATTATTACCACCATTCAATAGTTTATTTCGGGTTGCCACCGAATAAATTAAATTACTTTGTCCCTGTTCTAATATAATCATTTTTATTTAATTTTTTACAATTGACATGCCGCACAATCTGGGAATATAGTTGCTACAACAAATTGTTCTGGCGCAATTGTTGGGTCTATTATTTCCCAACAATCAATATCATTACCAACCACTTTAACAACCTCACCAGGATTTATTAAAGTACCAATTGATTTAACAACATAAGTTGGGCCGAATGGGTCATTACAATTAAATACATTATAGTAATAAACATTTGGAGATGGACTTGGAGTTAAAGTTGGAGTGGGTGATGGAGTACTCGTGGGAGTAATTGTTGGAGTAGGTGTAATTGTGGGAGTAGGTGACGGAGTAACGGATGGAGTAGGAGTGGGGCTAGGGTCAGCCACCACTACTCTCGCATCATATATTGGATACTCCCTTCCAAAATTAGCCGTAGTCCAAACTACATTCTTTTTTACAAATCCCATTTGTTATTTTCTTTTATATTATTAGAATAAGTCAACGTGCCAACAAGCGATATATCCATTTACACAAACAAATTTCAACTGAACGAAACCAGTATTTGTTAAATTCATAAAGTTTGTATTCATCTTTTGCGAAAAACCAGCCGTTCCTAAAGCGGACATAATGAAATTACCAGTTGTTTCAACCAAAATACTATATTCACCACCTTCTTTTAGGTTAGTCAAAGTCAAATCCAAATTACCTGTTGCCTGAATAAAGTGTGTATTACCCTCATTCATATCAACAGAAATAGTTGTTCCCGTTTGTGATGTTGTATGAGTATATTGTTGCCCGAAAGAATAAAGGTTTTCTGTATGGGTAGTATTACTATCAATAGCCGTTCTGTTGTCTGTTCCCAACATTACCGCTCTTGTCTTACTACTAATAGTATTACCACTACCATTGATTATACTATTATATGTTCCCGTTCCAGTAATATCATTATCATTACCAGAAATGAACGCACTATAGTTAGATGTTGTATTTGAGTTTGACTTACCCGCTAAATAACCATTATATGAGCCACTGGGGTTTCTATGTTGTGTTCCACCTATTTCAGCGTTGTATTCACCACTTTCAATATCATTATCCATACCTAATGCCAAGTTGTAGTTTGATATTACTCTGTTTCCATCACCATAAGCCATACTAAACCTACCAGCATTTACTATGTTTGTTCCTATACTTACACCATAATCTCCAATAACATTACTATTGTCTCCAAAAACATAACCAGTTGTCGCTTGAACGGAACAACCATTACCGACTATTAAACTCCATCGGTTATTCGCACTATTAGCACTACAATTATTACCAAAGATAAATGAGCCTAATGTATGGTTTCCATTAGTATTACTATTACCATTACCAATTACTGCGTGTAAACTGCTTGTCCCTCCAATAGTGTTTCCACTACCAACAACAAAGTTGTTTTTTGAGCCCGCAGTTTGCGTATTTGTTCCACCACCCGTATTTAATTGAGTTGAATTACTAATACCGACTAATTTATCAACATAAGTTGTATCCGCAGCCGTTGCTGTTGATGTCGGTAAATAATAAGGGACTAATGACTGACTGGCGTCTCCCCTAATAAAACCACCAGCAATATCTGTCCCTGCTAAAAGGTCTTCCCTTGTTATTTTACTTGTTGTTGTTTCACCGCTATTTGTAATAACCAAATAATCTAAATCAGTAGCGGTGAAAACCTGGTTTAGTTGTGGTATTGTTTTATTTGCCATTTTTTAATTTCTTTTAATTTTTAATTTTTTTATAGTCCATATTTGTCTTGTATGTATGTTTCAACTTGACTAATTTCTGTTGCGTTCAAGTACCTATTGTAAAATAAGATTTCCCAAATTGTTCCACCCATCGCTCTAAATCCAGCACTTGTATTCTCAAATATTCTATTGAAAGACTGGTTTTCAGTCCAACCAACATTAGTATAAACAGATGAGCCGTTTTGTCTTACTTGAGCGTTAGTACTATCCTTCTGCCAACAAACATATTGAGGTGTAGTTAAATCTACTCCTCCTTGATAAAATATTGACCCACTATTTGCGAATATAAATGGCCCATCACCACTAATTTGTAAACCTAAACCAGCGAATGTTCCACCACCAATAACATATTGAGGGTCGTTAGTGCTTCCACTTTGAGCGACAGCGAATATTGTATATTCATTATGGTTAGAATTACTAAAAGTCATACTTGATGTTGCTGATGGGTTATTAGTAATACCTAATAATCCGTTCAAACTATTTGACTTGGTAAAGGTAGTTGATGAAACAGCGGTTGCGACTTTACTTGATTTTGTATCAGTCCAAGTCGTTACATATCCACCACTTTCTACAACACCATAACTACTATCCCATAAATAAGTTAAACCACTTATACTATCTGGGTCAAATGGTATAGGAGTAGGTGTGGGCGTCGGTGTAGGACTTGGTGTAATTGTCGGTGTGGGTGTTATTGTAGCACTTGGCGTCGGTGTAGGACTTGGTGCTGGCTCAATATACCACAAGATATTTTCACCTTGAGCGGTTTGTAGAATATCACCTTGTGCTGTTAATAAATAGAAAGTTTCAACAGGAGGTGTTATATCTTCCTGTTGATTAGGCTGAATAAAAGAGCCAGTTAAATAAACTCCTCTTTGTCTTTGGTTTCCTACTTTTGTTCTGTCAACCCTTGTTATTGGTGCTACGGGTCTAAATCTTCTTCCACCCCAAGATAAACTCATATATATATTATATTAATTTTTTTTATTTATTAAAGATAGGGGGTTTCTACACCCCCTATCCATTAAATATCAAATTATTGATTAAGCATTCCAAGTAATGCCAGAGAAAATACCCGAGATAGTACTTTCAGTCGCATCAATCTTACTTGATGCTGTGCTTTCTTGACCCACCATAGTTAAAGTAAATCCTACTAAATCTGTAGCAGCCAATCCAGATTGTAATGTACCTTCACTTACAGAAAGTCCATTATCCTTACCCAATAACCAGAAATTCTTATCCATAGTTTGTATAACAACATAGATGTATGGTTGAGTAGATAAACTCTCAAAGAAATTTCTGTTAGTAGTATCAAGTTTAGGGATTTGTAATGCCAAGGTTGGAGCAAATGATAATGAGTTAGTAGCATCATTTACAGCAAGAGGCTCTTCGTATGAAGACGACCCTCTTGTGATTTCCACCTTGTAGAAAGTACCAGTACCGCTTACAGAAGTGATTTCACCAGATACATCTTGTGAATAATCACTTACGGTATTACCACTACCTCCCAAAATCCAAACACCACGTAAACCTCCAATAGCAGATTTACAATCAAGTGTTAGGTTTGATGAAATATAACAATTTATAGCCATAATATTTTATTCTTTAATTTTTTTTTATTAAACCCCTCCATATTTCAGGAGGGGATTAGATTTATTTATTTTTTAATTAAGCGATGATTGCTACGAAATCTTCAATAGCGAATACTGCCGCACCGAAAGTTGCTTTAGCACCAATCTTTACAACATCATTACTCTCATCATAAAACGCTTTCAAGTCAGTAGCCGTTTGGTCTACAGAGTTTACTCCAGCCAACATATAATTAGCAGGGCCGATATACATCTTATTGTCTGTAATACCCATCGTCGGCAAACACAACACATTAGAAGCCGGAAATACAAATTTCCAGTCCATACCGTTTGTTGCTTCACCAGCATCAAATGAGAATAAGTTTAGTTGTGACGACTTACGAGCCGCATTCAATAATGTTCTGTAGTTAGAATATGACATCCAACATACAAGGTCGTTTCTGTGTGAAACATCAACAGGGATAAGTTGTAAATATTCTCCAACAATATCCAAAGCGTTGTCGCTTGTCAAACCTGAAGTCGTTCCTGTGATTGCTCCATTAGCAGCAGTCAATTGTGCCTTATATCCGTTGAAACATCCACCAGATGCTTTATTTTCATTCCATAATGCTAATTCAATTTGTTTAGCGAATTTCTGTGAAACATCAGCCAAAATCATTTCCTCATAAGGAACACTCTCATACCAGTTGCCTCTTGACAAACTCTCGCTTAAGAATGTATCCACCAAATCTTGAGGGCACAATTCCATTTTTGATTGTTTAGCACACGTCTCAATCGTTACTTGAGTTACGGTTGTATCTCCTGTAGAATTCCATCCACAAGAAGCATCAGTTAAAACTAATTCTGTATCCATAACAGGTACTTTGATTGTACCTTTAACATCTGGATAAATCTTTACATATTGTAAAGTATTTCCTGCGAACACTTCTTTCATCAAAACATCAAAACCTGTTTCTTTTGCGTAGCCAGTAATTGCGGAAACATCATAATCAAAGTTAAATTTCTTTTTCATAATAATTTTATTTTCTTTTTACTTGTTTAATTTTTTCAACATTTCCAATCTATAATCACTAAATGATTGAGAATATGTTTCTTTTTTTGTGTTTATTGGTTTTTTGTCCTCACTAGCCTTAAACTCTTGATAATCATTTTTAAGAGCATCAAATGCTTGTGATTGGTTTTGGATTAAATCCAAGATTTTTTCAACTGACAATTTTAATGTTGTCAATTCGCTAGAGAAACCTTCCAACGAGCCTTCACCCGCTTCATCAGGTCTTTTAACACCTGTGATTGTTCCTTCAGCATCTACGGTGATTACAATACCACTTTCAGTTGTATGTTCGCCGGATGGTGCTTCAACTCTGTTTCCATCAGCATCAATTACATACAATTTCTTACCTACCTCAAAATCACCTTCAACCTCTATTTTTGTTCCGTCAGTTAAAGTTGCTGAAGCATACTCTTGTTCTACTACTTCACCTTCAGTCATCTCACTAACGCCAGGGGCTTTAATTTCCAAAATGATTGAAGCCTCATCCAATAATACAATTGTTCCGTCTTCTAATTGATGTTCTTGATTTGCTGGAGCCAAAACTAAATTTCCGTCAGCATCAACAACATAAAGGGTTTGTCCTACCTCAAACGCACCTTCAAGGTTATTTGTCACGATAGTGCCATCCATCAAATTAGCCTGTGCCATTTTGATTTCAGTTTTACCGAATAACATCTCCTTGATAAGTTTTACTGCTTGTTCTGTAGTCATAATTTTTTTACCTTTTTTAATATGTTTATTATATCGTACATTATCTGCTCGTCGCTTTTCGGTTGGTATTGTTTTTCATTACCCGCTTCCTTTGGGTCGCTCATTAAGTAATTTCCTTCAACACTCCAACCTAAAACTTTTTGCTTCTTTACATAATTATGCCAGATGTCTTTATTGTCAATTCTGTATGAAACCATCCAAGTACCAATAGGGACTTGTTCTTCAGTAAATCCTAATGAATATGCTTTGTCATTTTTGCTTTCAATTAACCAACTTTCCACTAAATAACAATCTTCAAGAGGAATACCAGAATGTTCCAAATTCGCTGATTTTGTTCTACCCTCCATCAAGAATTTTTGAGACATTCTTCTAACGGTGTCCTTATCAAAATATACATAATATCTCTCACCTGGTTTAAGCCCTTCAGTATATTCATCCGCAATACGTACGATGAGTTTATCAGGGATTACTGCTGGGCCTGTAATTATTCTTTTTTCTTCATTTATATTGAATGATTGAGATGCTTTAACTGCCTTAAATTCCTCATTCTCCAAACAAGGAACATACGCCATACCATCTCTGTATTCAATCTGTTTCATTCTACCATTACACCCTAATTTATTAGAGGTAATCTCTGCTGTTCCTATATCTCTAAAAATAGGTAATCCATTTGTATAAGAAATAGGTAATTCTAATTCATAAGATAATGTTGTGTGGACTGCGGGGGGATTTAATTGTCCCGACTGACCCGCTGCGGGCTGCTCAAAATCAGCCTTGTCTTCAGCCCTTCTCTTTTGATTAGGTATTCTTGTTTCATCATCTGTGAATACTAATTGTCTCCAAATGTGATTACAATTTGCGCCATTTTTCCAGACAAACTGATTTACACTTGTTCCCTGTGGACGAGGTACTAACTTATAGGTGTCAGCATCCACATCTAATTGTTGTGATAAAATGAAAATATCTTCTACTCTATAAACCAACTGGAATTGTCCTATCATTTGTTTACACAACTTTCTACTTGTTCCCATCAACGCTGGACGACCTGGGCCTGGTGTAAAGACAAACCTTACCCTTCTACCTGGTGTATCCAACATAGAGGGGGCATTTGGATTAGATTGTATGGTATAGAATTTCTCAAATAAACTATCACCTTTTTCTAATGCTAATTTTTTAAGTTGTTCTATAATTTCCATCGCTCTTTCTTGAGTGATTTCTTCATCCTCAATAATAGTTAAACCTCTATCCAATAAATCCTCAATAGATACGGCAACCTCATCAACCATAGATTGTGTTCTACAATTCTCATCACAAGACATTTCCTGTTCTTTTAACAATCTCTCATACTCCTCGTGAGTTTCACAGGGAGCCCAACCATCCATCATTCTGTGTGTTCCTTTACAACCCAAAATGTAGGCTTCTTCTAATGCGTCAGCGATGTCAGGGTATTGTTGAAATTCCATTCTACCCAACAATCCAATTCTTGTTAAGAAATTATCCATATTGTATTCCACACCATCACGAGCAAAATCCCTGATGATGTCTTTAGCCATCTCTTTTCTGTTTTCTATATCATTTACCTTATTTAAGATTTCAATAATACCTTCAACCATTTCATAGTCATCTCTATCATTAGTTTCAATAATCTCATCATTCAATAATGTTTCTTTAGACATTTCCTCTAATGATGATATTGTTCTTTCCAACCAAGACATAGCACTTTCATAGTTTGAGGGGATAAATCCCCAAGCAGCCATCATTTTATATCCGCAACCTGTCTCAAAATCCTTACTACTATCCCAATCTGCTTTGTGTCTACTACCATAAGAATACATTCTCTTTAAGGTTTCTAATGATGCGTTATACCCAGCCGTAGCCAAGTCATTTGCTCTTTTCTTACCTACAGGTGTTCCACAATCACCCCATCCATTTTCTTCAGTATAATCAACAACTCTTTGTGCTGCCTCTCTAATGTATTCAGGGACTTGTGTAAATTTATGTTCTTGTGCCTTACGGAAATACATAAACTCTGTTGTATGAGCGGGAAACTCAACCAACGCTATTTGGAATGTTCCCAAATCATCAAACAATTCGTCCTCTATGTCTAATTTAACTATTTTCATTTTCTATAAATATTAAAACTTACTCAATTGGTTTAATCTGGCATTTACCTCTTGAGATGTTGTTATGTCTCTTTCAACTACATACGCTCTTATAGGTGCCGTTCTATTACTATTATTTAACGCCTCAATCAATCTACTATCATCATAAGGTGTTGATAAAATAGGGGCTCCACCCGTTGATTGATTTATCTGCGATAATAGTCCACGATAAAGTTGGGTGGAATTTCTTGTGATAATTGCTTCTCCACCTTCCACATTCGCTCCATTAGATAAGGTTATACCTCCTTGAGCGTGTGATGGGCCGAATAACAAACCTCCACGAGCAAATGTCTGTACTTGTGATATTTGTTGTTGGATTACAGCAACCTGTGCCAAACCAATCGCTGCGGTAATACCCGCAAGGATTTGTCCTATAACAGGCCCCGCTGTTAGTGCTTTGGTGATGGCATCAGCGACATTAGCAAGGGCTGATGCTTGTGTCAATCTCAATTGAGCGATTTGTCCTTTCTTTGTCAACTCCTTTCTCTTTTGTTCGTAATCCTCTTGTATCTCAATTCTCTTTTGTGCTTGTTCCTCTTCTGTTCCAACAAGATTATCCAACGCCTTTTGTTCTGCTTGGTCTAATGCCTCAAGTTGTACTTCAATATATTGACGGAATACCTCAACACCTGTTCTGGCAACCTCACCAATCTGTCTTAAATTTTCAGCAAGTGATTGAGCGATTTCAGTATAAGTTGTTTTAGTTTCTTCACCTTCCTCATCTCTTTTTTGTCTTGCGTATTCATAATACGCATCCAATAATTGTTTCTTTTGTTCTGTAGATAATGATAGATAATCTATACCTAAATTGGCATAAAAACTCTCAACAGCAAAAGCATTTTTTTCTAATCTTTCTTTGTCATTAAAGTATCTCTTATCTAAATCAACTCTTAATCCTAAAGAATAAACATACTCTGCCAATCTATCTCTATTATTGAGAACAAATGCCTTTTTTGCTTCACTATCTAATGCGGTTATTTCATTTTGTAATTCCAAACCTGTGGCAAAGAAACCTCTTACCTCATTTTCTACTTTTACAATCGCTTCAGCCCCCTTGAAAAGATTTGTCACGGCTGCTTCAGCAATTTTACCAGCATCCTCTGCCTTTACTCCACTATCTATTAAAGATTGTGTATATTTTTCAGTAACGGTTTTTACGAATATATCTAAATTAGCCTGTGCTTTACTAAATTCAGTTGTGAATTGTCTTGGTACTGCCTCCAAGTTTCCACCAACCTCTTTAACCGCAGCACCTAATTTACCTTGTGCTCCCAAGAATGTTGTCAACACCCTATCAAAAGTTTCAATATTAAAGAATTTACGTAATGGGGGGTCTGTTTCTTCTAATTGTTTAGCGAATATTCTATAGTTTTCCACAACAGCCAAACCAGCATTTACTGCTTCTTGGGTGATTTTCTTATCTCTAAATAATCTATAAAAAGTATCTTCAGCATTTTTAGCGAATTGTTCTATATCTGTCTCCCCTCTCAATAAAGCACGGGGGATTTCTCTAATAGATTTGATAAAGGCAACACCAAATTCATCAGTTGTCTCTACAGCCGTCTTAAATGTGTCATTAAACTCCTCAATAATACTTTTTGGAAATGCTGTTTTTATTTGCTCTTCTAATTCTGCTAATCTATCTCTCAATTTTTGTATGAATTCAGGTTCTGGAGCACTTGCTGTAATAAATTCTTTAAGTTTAGATAATTCCTCAACCTGTTTCTTATATGCTTCTGCTAATGCGTCGTTTACCTCTTGAGCGGTTTTAAGGGATTTAGCATTCCTTTCAATTCTACTTGTGTAATCACTAACTTTAGGTAATGTTGCTCTTAAAGCATCCTCATATTGTTTGGTAAATTTGTTTAAGATTTCTTGATTTTCAGCACCTTCTTTTAACTTATTATTTATACCCGTTTCAAGATTACGCTGAAAGCGAGCAATTGGATTGTTTAATGATAAAATGGTATTACCTAAATCCTCCCAAAATGATACATAATCTTCAAGGGGTTTATTACTATTCTCAAGGATTTCCTGTTGTTTTTTGATTACAAGTTGTCTTAAACTTTCAGCCTTGGTTTGTGCTACGATTAGTTGAATATTATCCTCAATTGCTTGGTTGATAATATCCAACGCATCTGCTCTGTCTAAATCTAATCCTTCTAATTCAGGTAATAATTTTACCAATTCATCTAATGCCTGTTTCCTTGTCTTTTCACTTTCTGCTGTGTCATTTACAACTTTCTGTAATGCTCTTAAAGGAACAATACTTTCCTGTGCTTTTTTATCTCCTTCAGCAATTGCGGTATTTAATTCCTCTTGTGCTACTGCTGCTTTATCAACATCTTGACTAAATGCATAGGCTGCTGCCGCTGCCGCTGCTAATACCGTCACCAACGCTCCAATAGGATTTGAGGCAATAACGGTAAAGAGTGTTCTCATAGCCGTTGTGGTTGCTGCTGTCGCTAGTGTCTGTGCTTTTTGAGCGATGGTGGTTGCCACAATCTTTATCTGTAGGGATGCTTCAGCAATTTGTCTTGCTCCTAATGCTACGGTGATAAGTTGTTGTGCTTTTAATTGGGCTTCTGCTACATCCTCACTCTCAACACCAAATGCTGATAGGGCTGTAGTTGCCACAGCAAACGCTCCAACAATACCTTCACCCAATTTAACAAAACCTTCTGCCTTTTGTTGAGGCTCTAAACCTTCAATTTCTTTATTGATAGTTTTTAATTGACTTTCTGCCCCTTGTATATCTCGTGCTAATGTATTAAATGGCTCACTACCAACTTGGAGGGTTTTTAATTCCTTCTTTGCTGATTGTAATGCTACTTCCAAATCCTCTATTGAGGCGATGGATGTATCTACACCATTTATTTTAAGAGTAATATTTAACAAACCTGCCATATTCTAATTTCTATATAAGTATTTTTTATCTTTATCAACAACTAACCCCTTTTACAATACTACCTGTTCCATAAACAATTGCTACACTATTCTCACAAGCACATACATAGACATACTCACCAGGGTCTAACACTTGATTGGTTGTTGATAAACAATTTCCACAAGGTGAATAATCAAATGACAACTGACTTTCAATACTCAAGTTTTGTACTTCATAACTGAAACAAGGCCCTGAATATTGAGACGGAGTAGGAGTGGGGGTGGGATTATTTGTAGGGGTCGGTGTTGGACTTGCTGGAACACAACCACCTAATAATGCTACAACCACACTACCACCTGTTGAGGTAATAGGTGTTCCTTCACACTTACAGATGTAATCTGTTTGTCCTGCTCCTATTGTATTATTATGATAAAGTCCATTACAATCTGTATATTGGTAATTCACCAAATATGGATTTTCATTTTCAACACTCCACTCCTCACATACACATAATCCTGGTGTAGGGGTGGGCGTAGGCGTCGGCGTAGGACTTGGTGCTGGTGGGGTTGTTCCTGGCTGAATGGAATAATCAGGGGTTGGTAAATCAATAGAGTTAAATCCACCCAACTCCTTCACCAATATAACATCATTAAAGTCCTTTTTAATGAGGTTTCCATCCTTTATTTCTTGTAGACGATAGTTTGTATCTTTTACAAAAATAATGTCATTAAAACTCAATTCTCCAATATCCTGTGGGTCTAATACAAACTTACCTTCCAACTTTCTTGCCTCACTTGAGTAGAGTTGGTTAATGTATTGTGATTGAAACGCATCAAATATCGTATAATTGGAATATAGATTGATATTACTATTTTGACTAGCAAAGTAATCCCAATATCTATCAAAATTTAAGTCAGCAAAAGTATTACTATTACCTGATGTCAATTTACTCAAATGTGAAATACAAGGATAAGTGGTTTGTGCCACGGTTGTATTACCACTCTGTAAATACCAATTGAATGTGGTGGTTTGTTCTTGGTCTACATAGTTGTATCTATTACCCACCCAAAATACCAATTTTGGTGTTTTAAGTTTTGTGGGGATAAACTGGTTTGTATCATCCAATTCATAAAATAATGGAATAATAAAATCCTCACTACCATCTATGTTTTTTGTAGGAACAGGGGCAAATGGAAATTCTATTGTCTCATCCCCTTTTAAGATATTAGATGATGATGAATAATATTTTGTTCCAAATATAGTATTAAAGGTTGTTTCTTGATATTTGTTTAACGCTTCATCATCACCACTTTGATAGGTATATATCACATCTTTCCTTAAGTCAAAATCTAATGTGGATACTTTCCAACTTTGGTCTAATGATAATTTCTGCGTCCAATCTCTAACCAATCTGTCTGGTTGATTGTAATAATCATCATAGGGGATAAACTCAATTGTCTTATTTACGTCATCCTCAATTACCAATAGGTTAAACATATTGATTACAGATTTTAATAACTCAACACAACTTATATCCGGTAATTGTGTCTGTATATCCACATCATAAGATGGTAATGATGCTGGTGAGGCATATAAGTCAAATCTTACCAAACTACCAGCACTTTGATTAAATCCTCTAATTTCCACAATATCATTTACGATGAGTGGTGATGGTAATGTGTTGAATACTGGAACAACATAAACACCAGACGCTAAAGTTAGATTACATAATACATTCTCACTTTTCCAAGTATTACCTGCTTCACCATTATAGGTATAAGCAATATTACCGCTTGAGAATACATTTAGAGTTGCTCCCGTCCATATCTCAATACTAAATTCTTGTTTTAATAATGCTGGAATATGTTTCTTATGTGAGAATTGTAGGTTAAATCCATACACACCTGGAAATGGGGTTTGGAAACCATTACGTAAAGTTGAATTTATATCTCCACTAATGGTTTTATTGGCAGCGATAAAATTTGTTCTGGTGTAATTATTTAAGTGGTCGTATCCATCACTTCCAAAAGTACAAAATGGTAATATTGTTCTATCTGTTAAACTACCCCTGTCTATGTCAAAACTACCACAAGTATAAACCTTAAAATAATTTTGATTTTCAACCACCTCTGGTGTTCCAATACCATACTCACCATTATTGGATAATGTCATATAGATGGAACGGAAATAAGGAGTGTCAAAGAAATCACTAATAACGGTATAGGTAGAGGCAGAGAATACTCTGTCTATTACCTCTTTTAATCGTATCTGTGGTTTCCAATAACTTTCAGGGATAGGACATAAAGCACTTGTAAAAGTATTTGTTCCTGATAAAGAAAATGTAAATGTAGGGGTACTACCTGTATTATAGATATATCCATTATTACTCATACCATAGAGTATCTTACCACCAAATAAACCAGCAGTATCACCTGTGGTTGCTTTCCAACTCTCAACAATATTGTCATAAGTTTGTTGATGGTATAAATCACCCCATAATAAGTCAGTTAAAGACAATCCATCTATCTCACCCACAAAATCTCCAATATCACTTACAATATACACCTCAAACTCTTGGTAATCCCCTGTGTTGATTACAGAGTTTAATCGTAATGTTCCTCTAAAGATGTCATTACCATAATTTTGGATTACACAATTCCTTCTTGTCAAGGGGTCAAAATCAATACCATTTACATCATAAAAAGAATTGAATACTTCCTTATTGTGTTTTGTTCCTGGTACGGTAAATGTATTGGAAAAACCAGCATTTCTTTCTTGTAGATTTGTAATTGAATTGATAGATAAATTAGCCGTTACTGGTATTTCTTCATACAAATCAATTGAGTAATATTTGCCGTCTATTTCTAATAATAATTGACTATCCATTATCTATTCATTTTTAGGTTATTAGCATATTGGTATGATAATTCCAAATTCACAATATTTCTATTACCTCTATTTTTTCTAACAAAATCAGTTGTCGTCACAACAACAGGATTTAGTGTTCCATCATCTTCTATAATATAAACCTGTGGTGAGGTATATAAACCTTCCAAGAATTGAAAATCAGGGAAATTGATAAAACCTGTATTTACCACGTGTGTTTCCGTTAAAGACACATTAAACACATCTGTTCCCCTTGATGAATTTAGATGGACTGGTGGGTTTAATAATGAAGCATCACCCCAATTGATGTTATAGTGTTGATATTGTTGTCTGTCTATCTTTACACCCTCACTCTTACCTTTTAAGAAACGATAATAATCAAAAGTACCATATCTATTCAACCAAACAAATTGGAGTTGATTAAATCTCAAACATTCATCATCAATCTCAAAACTGAATGTCTCACTCACCGCTGATAATGACGGACAAGTAGGTGTCTCACCACTTAAACAATCAGCACAATCTGTATAAGGGGATATACCATTTACACTCCAACTACTTGACTGGTCTCCCACACCACCAATAGACAATACCTCATAACAATATCCATCTACTGCCACGGTTGTCCCTAATGGTAAACCATCTAAAATACAAGCACAAAACTCCTCCAAGTCATCACACCTTCTCATAGTACCAGGTGAATATCCACTAGCACATGCTGGCTCACCACAATTTTGACTATTAGGGGGAACAGGTCTCGTCACTTCACCACCCATCATCGTCACTTGATAATAAGTGGTTGCTGATGGAATAATGTTCTGTATGTTTTTAGGGCCTACACCCACATTTAAGATGTTCCAATCTACAGCATCTACAGCCGCATAAATCATCATCTGTTCTGTATCCGTACAACCACTCCAAGGCCCTCCACCATTTGAGTAGATGTTGTCTATGGTAGTTGCTGATATGTATGTTCCCGTATTATCAAACCATTCATATTTGACTGCTCTTGGTAATGATTTGTATGTATCACTTGAATACCAATTATAGTTGGCAAAAGATAAGGTGTAGTAATCATCACTTCTAACCGTCCTAATTCTTGGACTATCAGTTAAAAATAAATCACTACTATTTCTCATTATATAAGGGGTAAAATCAAAATCTTCATTTCTATAAAGGAAATTGTTTACCATCGTTCCATTATACACCCTTGATACATCACTACTAAATGATGGTTGTCCTGGAGTATCTGTATAACCATTATAGATTACCACCTGTCCCGTTGGTGTCGTGGCATATTCCTCACCTACCAACACATACAAACTCCTTACTTGTGGGTATTGGTAGTCAGTTGATTGTATTGAGAATTTCTCTGTTGTCTGTATATCAAAAGTGGTGGAGTGGTCTGTTGATTTGATACTACTCTCAACATACGCATCCACAATATTAGACACATCAAATACCCCAATACCATTTGGGTTAGGGGTTGTCTTACCTGTATAGATTTTAACCCCATTTATATAAACATCCCACACATATCTAAATTTGTATTGAGATGTCTTATTACTCGTACAGGCATAAAATAAACCATTTGTATAAACTGGTTGTGCCTTCTGTGGATTTACAAATACGCTTCCTATTGCCATTATTGTTCTTGATTAAAATTATATATTATTTGGTCGAAAATCTCCTCAACATCATTTATTGCTTCTCTTTCTAAAATAGGTAATACCCTATTCAACATTATATCCTCACTCCTTGTGATAAACTTATTACCTTTAATACCTTTTTTCTTGATACTATTCATCGTAGCATAAGTCAGTTGTTCTTGTGTCAAACCAGGGGCTGTGATGTGTCTGGCTTGAAGCCAAGCAGAGATTACAGAAAATGGAGGTGCTTTTCTAAATGGGCCTCTACTACCCTTATCAACAAAATATGCTGCTGTTTCATTTCTTGCCCCCTTGAAATAAATCTCAACAACCTCAATATCACCTCTTTCAATTACTCTATAATTTACACTATCAATCAGTTGTCCCGTTGCCCTTTTGTTATGAGGGGCACCAGTTTGGTTTTTAGCCTGTCCGTAATAACCTGCTGGGTAGTATGTCCTACTTTCCAACACATCTTGGACTACCTTTACCATTACTCGTCCAACTAAATCTAATGTATCTCTTGAGAATGCCATTATACCCAATATTGATATTGATATTTATTTTTCAAGTATTGTACTATTCCATTATATTCTGTATCAGTCAATTTTCTATCATAGATAAGTGCTTCACAGATGTTTATATCACCACTTCCACCTGACTGAAAATCCCCTAATGTGATATAATCAAATTGAGTGGTTAATGTTGAAACACCAGATGAGGTTAAATCTTCATAATTATCAACACCATACATATACATTTCCATATCACTTGTATTTCCTTCTTGTAATGCGGTGCTAATAAAGGCATTATTATTTGGGTCAATACCACCACCACTAACATTTACTTGATAATTTTGTCCTCTAACAAAATTAGATGTTGTAATTCTATAATTTACTATACTATAACTTTGTAATAAACCTATTGTTCCAAAAGTATTACCACTTGATATGGTAAATATTGGACGGATATTATCTGTTGTTTCATAATCACTAACTATAAACATCGTAAATCCATCAGGGAATGATGCTGCTGATGATATATTATGTTGTAATCCAGTTAAATTAGTATCATACATAGAATAATAACCACTCAAATTACCACTTGTCATAGCAGAATATTTTGGTGGTGTATTAAATGGTGTTAAAGTATAATCATTACCAGATTTGTCTAATAATTGTGTGATGTCTGTTCCACCTGTTAAAGTAATGGTTGAAGTATCTTGTAAATCATACCAAGCAAATAATCCATCAATTTGTAATGGGTTATATTCTACTGGCACCAAGAAACTTTGACATACATTCAAGGGGTCTAATGATGTTAGGGTAATATCCAAAGCAACACCCCCCACATTATCCATAAACCTCTCTATGAAACTTGTTGATGTGATGGGTAGGTCTACATCAAAATATTCTTGTAAACCTCCTAATTTAATCTCACCAATCAAATCCTTGGCAATCATACTCATATTGGAAATGGCATCCACTCTATTTTTTTCATCCTCGCTCAATCTATCCGCAATAATGATAGATAATGAATATTGTGTCTGTTGTTCGTCATAAGTTATGGTTTGGGGGACAACAAATAAAACAGGGTATAGTAATGTTCTATCCTCAATATCTTTTCCATACTCCAATAGATTACCAAATCCAAAGGCGTTTAAGTCAATATGTCTGTAGGTAAAGTCCTCTAATAATTTGATGACTTTATGAAATGGTATATATTCTTCAGTAATCATATTTTATCTTTTTCTTTTTAATTTTTCTAATTCTTTTTTCTCCCTTTCATATATATCTTTGGCATCAGCCAGGAAATTATTACACAGGGTTAGGGGTAGTTTTAATATATATTCTAATTTTGATACATCTCTATTAGATAATGTCATTAGGTTATTCCAATAGTATCTACCCGTTACTTGAATTGGAGTGTCAACCACTTCTTCAATTTCCTCAATCTCTGTTTCACGATATTCTTCTTCATCGTCATCTTCTGTTGTTGTTCCAAAGAGTTTTGAGTAATTTCTAAAAATGTTTTGGCGTGAAGCAAAAAAAAAGTGGAAACACCAAACCAGTATTCTATGGGTAAATCTTGAAATTCTATTTTTCTTATTTTCATGCTCTCCCCATCATACTCCTCAATCTTGTATTGACTACCCATAGTCCATTCTAATGGACGGTATAGGATTGCCATTATGGTGTCAATATTCTTGTCAATACCTTCAGCAATTGCCATCTCCAAATCAATCCAACCCCCATAGTTGATTTCATTTATATTTTTCTCCATACCATATTTCTTACCATTAAACTCAAAAGTGGCTTGTACCTTATTCTTATCATAATTGAGATATTGTGATTGAATAAATGATAAGATAAATTGTATGTTTTTCTTATTAGCCTTTCTAATGGTTTTTTCAGGAATGTCCGTATAGGCATTTAATAATTTAATAGGGTCTTTAATCATCTTCTCCAGTTTTACCAAATCCATATATTTTTTAATGGTTAGGTATTCAGGGATTTCATAGGTTATATTTTCAACTTGTAATTCCATTTACACTAATGTTATTTTTGAGTTTGTTTCTCTTTTTATTACTGATTGTACTCCATACCTTACACTATCCCAAAAGTGATTGTATTTGTCGTGGGGTATTGGTAGTATCTTTCCATCTTTATCTTTTTTATATTTGTAATTCTGTGCCTCAAATAATGCGTTGCTGTCCCCTTTACAGATAAATAGTTTGTGTCTCTTTAACAAATCTATCCCATACATAATGGTTTCCTTCTTTACTGGTTTGATGTTGTAACCAGCATACCTTATTTCCTTGATGGCAGAGGGGAGAGCACTATCCGCCCAAATGTCTTGTAGTTTTTCTACTTTCTCTTTTTCCATAAGATATATCAATTCACTAATGGTGATATTAGAAGTATAAATGATTTCCTTAAAATATAACTCATTATCTCTCCTCCATATTCCCGCTAGTGATGTACTGTCCGTAAAACCGAAATCTAAACCATAACACAAAAACCTGGCACCTTCAGGGATGTCCTCATATTCATTTATGGTTGGGAATATCAGGGTTTCCTCTCTACCCCTTTCTCCAAGTCCGTAAATCCTCCACAAATTCTCATCTGTTTCTTTGAGTTTTAGAATTTCATTTATTACCTCTTGAGACAAATATGGATTATCTCTAAATGTGGATTTAATCACATTCACATCATCCCTTTCTTCCATATCATAAATCCAACCAGAAAATTGTGATGGGTTATATGCGAAAATAATGGATGCTGGCTCCTCACCTTCTGTTCTCAATAGTAATTGGACTATCTCATCATATCCAACCTCGTTACACTCATCCACTATTAAATAATCTCTCTTACGTCCCCTTACCTTCATTTCTTGGTCTAATGAGAAATACTCTATTGTGTTTGTTCCAAATTTGATAATCCCTTCACTCTTGTTATGTAGTGTGGGGTCGTATATCTCCATCTCCTCCATAATGGTAATTAAATCACGCAGGATGGACGATTTCAACGCAGGTAATGTATCTCTACATATTGACAGAGTTTTGTTGTCCTGCGTCAATAAACGGACTAATGAGAATTGAAGCATACTATATGTCTTTGAGGAACGAGTACCTCCAACAAGGGATACAATCCTTTTGTCATTTTCCCATAGTTTCTCAAATACTGGTGTTGCTTTAATTTTCATCTACTAGTTTCCATTTATATCCAGCAGCAGTTGGTCTGTGTTTAACTCCACGACAAACGGCACTAATATTTCCGTGTGAAATATTTAATGCTTCTGCTGCTTCTTTTATACTATCCCATACTTTAATAATATTATTTTGTTTATCCATTTGGATTACTTTTTTTTGTTTAGCCTTTGATGCTGCCTCAATAAACTTTTTTTTATGTTCTTCCGTTAAGGAAATACCTTTGCGTGATGGTGGTTTATTACCATTTCTAATATTCGCTAAAGATAAATTTTTTCTATGTTCCTCACTAAAGATAATACCCTTTCTATTTTTACTTATTTTTTTTCTTGTTTCATCACTCAAAACTTTACCTTTATTTGCTTCACTTACTTTTTTATTTCTTTCCTCTTTTTGTTCTTTAGTCATCGTAGACCATTGAGATTTACTAATCTTACTCAACTTTTTTCTTGTTTCTTTACTAACATTATAGGAATTATTCTTTCTACGAGTTGAGACAATCTTATCTTTAGTTTCTTTACTAACAACAACACCAACAGCCCCATCACCACCATCAGTCATATTAGCGAGAATACCAGTTTTATTGTTTATTCTACCATATTGTTTGATGTATTGTTTTTCTAATTCGCAAGCGTTTTCCCAAGATAGATTTTTATGGATTATCTCAATAGTATAATTAGTTTTACTAACTATTTTGTTCCATATACTATTACGTCTATCTGGTTTATTTTCATATGCTCTTTTGAGTTTACCAATACCCACATAAAAAATTTCATTATTGTCTTTGCGTCTATGAAAATATATTACAGCCATTTGTTAGTTTTTAATTTGAGGTGTAAATCTACAACATTATTTCCATTTATCCAAATCTCCATTTATTCTGTCAATACTAAATTCTGCGTAGGTGGGATTTAACTCAAATCCAATATATTGTCTATTCATATCTTTACAGGGTAAACCAGTAGTACCAATTCCGCTGAATACATCCAAAACAACATCCCCTTCATCTGTTAGTAAATTGATAAAGTATTCGGGTAATTCACGATTAAACGGAGCAGGATGGCGAACAATATTTGTTCTATCAGCCGCCGCTGTCTTAAATCTAAAGACATTATCAGGTCTTATCTTATCAGGTAATAATCTGTATTTATACACGTGGTCTTGTTTTCCCTCTGTGATATTTTTCATATATCTTACCTTCTGTCTTACCCTTTTACCATCCACAATTTTACTATCATCATTCATAGGACTTTCAGCCCTTTTGATATAACTTTCTGCTGGCTCCTCTAATACTCGCTCCATATAGAATTTGAGTTGCTTGGGGTCTTTAACAAAATGAAATATAAACTCTGTTAAATTTCTAAATCTCTTTTTAGAGCCGTTAGGTATTCCCCCTTTTTTATACCAGTATAGGTCTGAATATAATTTTAGTTTTGTTTCCTTTTGACTGCGGTATATCAATTCATACACAAACGGATTTACAACCCCTTTATTGACATTATGGTTGATGTTTAATATGAAACTACCAGTTGGTTTTAATACTCTGTATATCTCATTAAAAAGGGGTAATATCCAATCCACATATTCAGTAGGTTTTTTGATGGATACATCCTTACCATAACTGCTAATAATATCTGCGTATGGTGGGGATGTAATCACCAAATCTATTGAATTGTCTGGTAGAGTTTTAATCAACTCAAAACAATCACCTATGAGTATTTGGTTGTATTCCATTTTTTTTTAATAAAATTCTTGATTAGTTTTTTATATTTCTTTGTGTCTTCTTTTGTTCCATCATAATAAGGTTTTTCAGCATACCCAATCCATTCATAGATATGCTCCCCATTCATTTCATCACCAGCATCACTTTTTATTATCTTCTTCATCAACAACCTTTTTAATAATCTCAATTTCAATTTTATTATCCTTGATGGGTTGTCCTTGTGTTTGGATGTCTACCTCTTTCTTATCCACATAATCTTCAGGGAACATATTTCTAACAATTAAACTCCATAATTGTCCGTTTATAGATTTACTATCCCCATTCTCAAATCCATCTCTTACTTTCTCAAACCACCATAGTTTAGAAAATTCTTTTGCTTGGGCTATGATGTCCTTAAAATCTTTATCAATCTCAAGTAGTTTGTAGTATGAGTTTCTAGAAATGTTTAGATATACGATGAAATGGGATTGTGATTTTCCATCTTTACCCATCGTAATTATTTGGGATTTCCAATCTTCAGGTAATATCCCTCTTTCTACCAGTTGTTCTGCTGTCTCATAAGCAGGTCTTCCTCTTTTTGCCATTTTAGTATGTTCCTTTATATTTTATTAGTTTTTCAATTTGTTCTCTAACAAATCCTTTTGTATGGACTGATGTGTTTGGATATACCAACATAAATGATGCGTATATGTCATTCCACATTTCCTCAAATCCATTTTCAGTTTGTTGTGATTGGTTATACAAATCTATTACAGATTGTACCAATTGGGGATTGTCTAAATTATTCCCCTTGTATTTTTGTTTACAATTACAGCCCACTTGTTTTTAATTTATTTAATATCTTGTTTATTACATCTGCCATTTCATATTCCTCTTCTTCTAATAGTTGGGGTACAATTATTTCACTTAAAACCAAATAAGAAATATCACCTTCCATTTGTGCGTATTCAATTAAATTGTTTACCATTTCTTCTTTTTGTTCGTCAGTCATTCTAAACCAATCCTCCCTATTAAATTCAGGCTCTTTCATTAAATCCATTTTCTATTGCTTTTAACTTAAATACCTCTGCCGACATATTGGTTAGATAAAACCTATCAAATAAGATATGTACTGGTATTCTCAATCCCCTTGAATATCTCTTTGTTCCATCTTTACAAGGGTCTGTTGAATATGTCATCCAAAAGGCATCTGGAAAATCACTATGAACGTCCTCTGTAAATCCTATATTCCTATTTATACCTTCTTCATTATTCTCCTCAATATACTTTCTCATAATTGAAAATAACTCATCTCTCGTCCAAGTACAAGTCAACAAGTATCTACCATTCATTTCCACATCATCAGGGTCTGGTATTCCAACCATAAAGTGCGTCCAATCGGTTGTATATACACCACTTTTCTCAAATACTGGTTTACATCCACATTTGATTTGATGTGTCTCCAAAAAGAAATAACCACTCTTTAATGTTTGAGCGTCAGTTTTTATTTCCCATAAAATAACATTACCCTTATTGAGTTTTGTTAAAGTAATGTTTTTTTGTCTCTTATTACCCAAATCATTATTTAGATTTCTGTCGTAATAAGTTTCTTTTAATTGGTGATGCTGAATAACATCAACTGAATTTGTATAATCTTTTCCCATAGAGTAAATTTAGTTTATACCAATAAATATAAATTAAATAAGAAAAAAATCAATAAAAAAACCCCTACACTCTAGGGTATGTAGGGGTTTGAGAGCAATTAGTCTAGATTAAACCAAATTTACTATAAAAATATATGTTCCTATAAGAACAAGTAAATACTAATTTGCTTGTTGTCTACAGATTGCGTATCTTTGTTTCGCATCAGGGTATTCACTAACCATCTTGCTGTCTCTCATACACTTCTGTATGAATATTGATTTCCTTTCTCCTTTTGGTCTATTAGGTAAAGGCATCTTATTTCTTACTGAAATGGTCTAATGCTGTGAAACCTAATCCACTTGCTGTAAATCCTAACATACCCAAGAATACATATTCTTTCATAGGTATGTCAAAAAATATATTACTGATAAATGCTATACTTACCAATAAAAATGATAATAGTGTAATAAATCTTTTTGATGAGTAATCTCCATTTACACCAGTTACTAGTTGTCTAAAAAATTCTTTCATTTGTTTTTGTTCTTAATTCTATCCCATATTCTTATGAGGTTTATTATTAGTCCCGTTATTAAAAGTAGTATTGTCAATTCTGCTTGAAATTTCATTAGGTATGCGAATACACCTGCCATAGTTGTTGTGTTCGCTATAATATCTTTATTATCCATAATTTTGCTATAATAATTCTATATTATATTTATCACGTATTTTATCCAGGAATTGTCTGTGTATATTTCTTGATATATCATACCCCATTCTTGTCAATACATCTTTTGTTTCTTGGTAGTCCTGACTTGTTGGAAAGGATATTTGTAAATAACTCATATCATCCTTTTTACGAGGCTTTCTCTCACCTGACTTATTCCTATCATACGAAACCTTATTTCGTTCCCTGTGGTGTTGTTTACAGAGGGGATACTTACCAAAAGCACATTTGGTACAATTGTTAAATTCATATACGGGCTTAAAGTCGCAACATTCCTTACAATAGTGATACATTACCCCATCACTACCCAAATACCTTTTGTCTTTAATTATTATTGCCATTCAAGAAATTAAAAATGGGGATTGAGAACATAAAAAAAAAATAAATCACTTGTGTTGAATAACAGAATATTGATGGCGTCCCCAATCCCCTATATACTAATAAATATATGTTTAGTCTAGCAATATTCCATATTGTAATAATACTTTTTCTCTAAATTGTGGATATATTTCTTTGGTTATATCATATCCTGCTCTTTGGAATACTTGTTTTACTTCATTCATTTGTTCTTCTGTTGTACCTCTAAAATCAATATAACTCATATCATCTTTACCTGTTGATATTGACCTCAATTCTCTATCAATATTTTTTACACAACCCTTACAATAAGATGATAATTTATATTTTGTTCTTTTGTCATTATGGAAATTTTCTCTGGTATAAAGGTTTTTACATTTAGAACAAAAATAATATTCTATTCCGTCTATTACTTTTAATTTATCTATTCTTTTCATTTGAGTACCCCTTTCTTTCCAAGATATTGATTTTTATATTCGTGCTGGTTGCTAGGCTGGTAATGTATATTCTATTTTTAGGTGGAGTAATCAAGTCCCCTAGATGCTGCTAGTGCTAGATATGCTAGTGCTAGACTGACTACATCTAGAGACGATTACCCGACCTTCTATTTTTGAGGCTCTCAATTACTCACAAGTCCCTAGAAAGAGTTAGAGATTTAAGGGATTTTAATATCTTGTCGTGGGATACAAAAGGGTCAAGTATCTTATCCACTCTTGGATACATTCAATAAATAATCATAAAACAAGTAAAAGACAAGAGTTAATTAAAAAAAAATATTTATATAAGAAATGAATAAAATTGATTTTTAATATATTTATAGTTATATTTGTAATATAAATCAAAATAAAAACAGAAT